ACGAAGACAGTCCACAACAGAGGTTTGCTTTTGTGAGCAAACAATTCTCATCAAATGATGAACACGCACAGAGATTGTATGATTACGCGAGTAAGCATTGGTTATCCTACTCTACACCTATCTTATCATTTGGTAGGTCTAGTAAGGGGTTACCTATATCATGTTTTTTAAATTACATAAACGATACAGCGGAGGGATTAGTTGAAAATTTATCGGAAACAAATTGGCTTAGTATGCTTGGTGGGGGTGTTGGGATTGGCTTTGGTATCAGAGCTAGTGATGATAAGTCTACTGGTGTCTTGCCACACCTCAAGACCTACGACTCAAGTTCACTTGCCTATAGACAAGGCAAAACAAGGAGAGGGTCATATGCTGCCTATCTTGACATTAGCCACCCCGATATCACAATGTTTCTCGAAATGCGTAAACCGACAGGAGACCAAAACCTCAGATGCCTAAACTTACATCACGGTATTAATATTAGTGATAGGTTCATGCAGTTAATTGAGAAGTGTATGTCTGACCCAGAGGCCGATGACAGGTGGAATCTGACAGACCCACACACAGGTGAAGTGCGAGATACAGTATCAGCGAAATCATTATGGCAGAAGATATTAGAGATGAGAATGGAAACAGGGGAACCTTATTTACATTTCGTTGATGCAAGTAATCGTGGATTACCAGAGTGGTTAAAAGATAAGGGATTAAAAATCAATCAGTCTAATCTTTGTTCAGAGATTATTCTACCTACAAACGAAAAAAGAACTGCTGTATGTTGTCTATCATCTGTGAACCTAGAACACTATGACGCATGGTCAAAGAGTACTACATTCTTAAAAGATGTGGCGGAGATGTTAGATAATGTATTACAACATTTTATAGACAATGCTCCAGAGACAGTATCAAGGGCAGTCTATTCAGCGAAACAAGAAAGAAGTATCGGTATCGGTGCATTGGGATTCCATGCATATCTACAGAAGAATAGTATACCGTTTGAAGGATTCATGGCAAAGTCCACTAATATAAGAATGTTTAAATTGATAAGGGGAAAACTAGATGAAGCGAATTTGGAACTTGGCAAAAACAGAGGCGAAGCTATTGACGCAAGAGGCACAGGAAGAAGGTTTAGTCATGTTATGGCTATTGCTCCTAATGCTTCCAGTAGTATTATTATGGGAAACACTTCGCCGTCTATTGAACCCTATCGTGCAAATGCTTACAGACAAGACACACTTTCGGGAGCGCACCTCAATAAAAATAAGCATCTGGATGTTATTATTAAAGATAAAGTTGCGAAGAATTCGCGTTTGGATTACGACAAAATTTGGTCATCGATAATTGCTAATGACGGTTCGGTACAACATGTTACATGTTTAGATGAGAAAGAGAAAGAGGTGTACAAGACTGCCATGGAGATAGACCAACGGTGGGTGGTTGAACATGCCTCTACAAGACAGGAATGGATAGACCAAGGGCAGTCAGTTAATTTGTTCTTTAGACCAGATGTTAACATAAAATATTTACACGCAATACATTATCTCGCGTGGAAACAGGGTATGAAAACTTTATACTACTGTAGGTCTGAGAAACTAGGCAAAGCAGACAAGGTATCGAAACGCATAGAGCGAGATGTGATAAAAGAAATTGATTTCAAGAGTATGATAGATGGTGAAGACTGTGTTGCATGTGAAGGATGATGTAGAAAAAGAGATTCCACTAAATAAAAAGATTGCAGTTTTAGTAAGTGGTGGATGGGATAGTGCCGTTCTATGGTATCTAGTCAAATCCGTATGTATGGAACGCAATCAAGAGTGTAATCCATTTACCGTACCAAAACTAGATGGTGCGGAACATTACGCTAATTTGGTCTTAGAATGGTCTTCTAACCGTCTAGGACACGCCCTAACGAAGACAACCATCGTAGGGGATATATCATCCGATAACCCATCTGATTATGTTACTAGTGGTGGTTATGAGATATGGAATGAGGGATTAGCAGAACATTTATTTAGTGCGGTGAACAAGTATCCGCCTAATCAAAGGTCTCTGATGCCAGAAGGGTATCCTCTACCCAATGATAGGTTTGTCAAAACAGAGGAACACACCCATTTGAGTCAGCCATTCGCTGACTTAACAAAAGACAAGATTATACAGTTGGGATTCGATTTAGGTATAGCGAATGAGATTGCGCCCATTACGCATAGTTGTACTGAATTAGACAGGGGCAGATGTGGTAACTGCTGGTGGTGTAAAGAAAGAGAATGGGCATTTAAACAAATAAGACAGGAAGATATTGGAGAGAATTAATGACACCTAAACAAGATTTAACAAGTAAAAGAGATTATTTTAAACCATTCAATTACCCTTGGGCGTATGACGCTTGGTTGAAACATGAGCAATCTCATTGGTTACATACAGAAGTACCAATGGCAGAGGATGTAAACGATTGGAAACAACGACTAAGTGTAGAAGAGAAAGCATTTCTCACTAACATATTTCGATTCTTCACTCAAGGGGATATAGATGTGGCAGATGGGTATGTAACTAACTACATGCCGTATTTCCCACAACCAGAAGTGAGAATGATGTTATCTGGATTTGCCGCTAGGGAAGCATTGCATGTTGCCGCTTACTCGCATTTAATTGAAACTCTTGGTATGCCTGAGAGTACATATAGTGAGTTCTTAGAGTACGAAGCAATGGCAGACAAACACGAGTACTTCATGGACTTATCCAAGGCAAATGGGACTAAGGAAAGTGTTGCTACAAACATCGCCGCCTTTAGTGCATTTACTGAGGGTATGCAGTTGTTTAGTTCTTTCATTATGTTATTGAACTTTCCGCGTCATGGTAAGATGAAAGGTATGGGACAGATTATTACATGGTCTATCGTTGATGAGACTATGCACGCTGAGTCTATGATTAAGTTGTTTAGGACATACATAGAAGAGAACAGGTCACTATGGAAAGATTCTCTCAAAAAAGAAATATATACTATTGCCGAGAATATGGTGGAACTAGAGGAAAAGTTTATTGACCTTGCATTTGCAATGGGCCCAATGGAAAATCTAAAACCAGAAGATGTCAAAACATATATCCGTTATATTGCAGACAGACGATTAATTAGTTTAGGAATGAGGGGAATATTTAAAGTGAAACGCAATCCATTACTGTGGGTAGAAGAAATGATTAATGCACCGACACACACAAACTTCTTTGAAAATAGAGCAACCGATTATGCTAGGGGGGCTTTACAAGGGAAATGGGATGATGTCTGGGGCACAGCAGCGGCGGTCTAATGTCAGAACCCTCAAAAATAATAGAGTGTGAAAACTGTGACGCTGTTTACAGGATTAAACATGACATGTCTGAATCACATTATCGTGTTCAGTATTGTACATTTTGTGGACACAGACTAGAACTTGAAGAAGAACTAGAACAAGAAGATTGGGATAAAGAGGAAGTATTAGAGGATTGGTAGTGGATAAATTTGATAAAGCGCATATGCAAACAGCAAAAATATATGCGAGATTGTCACCAGCAAAAAGATTAAAAGTTGGTGCAATTCTGGTGAAGGAAGGTAGGATAATTTCTATAGGATATAACGGTACGCCGTCTGGATGGAGTAACGATTGTGAGTACCCAAGCAAACGAGGTGCATTGACAGGCAATGTCATAGAGTTAAAAACTAAACCAGAAGTATTACACGCGGAGACAAATGCAATCGCCAAGGTTGCTAGGTCTACTGAGAGTGCCGATGGTGCCGTATTATATACCACACACGCACCATGTTTAGAGTGTTCTAAGTTGATATACCAATCTGGTATCGTATCAGTTTTTTACGAGAATGAGTATAGAACACAAGATGGAATAAAGTTTCTACAGAAATCTGGAGTCACTATTAGGAAGATGTAGATGTGGAAGTACGAGGAAATTACACATATAAATTTAGAAGTGTCAAGTATATGCAACGCCGCTTGTCCTTGGTGTCCAAGATATGTTGACATGTCAACCAATGTTAACCCAGAAATTGATGTTGGATATATCTCATTAGAGAAGTTTAAAAAGTATTTTCCAGAAGACTTTATAAAACAAATAAGGTTTTGGACTTATAGTGGTGACTACGGTGACGCCTGTACCAATCCACAGTTGATTGAGATACTAGAACACACAATAAATATCAACCCAGATACGCGGATACAAATAAACACAAACGGTGGCATGAAGAACGATAAGTTCTGGACTCAACTTGGAAATCTTTTTGTTGGACATGATATGTGGGTGGTTTTTTCAATTGACGGTTTGGAAAATACCAACCACATTTACAGGAGAAATGTGAAGTGGGATAAACTCATGAAAAATGTGAGTGCATATATGTCTACTGGTGCCAAAGCTCATTGGGACTTTTTAACTTTCAAACACAACGAACATCAAGTCGAAGAGGTTAAGAGTTTCGCTAACACTTTGGGATTTGACAGAGTAAATATAAAACTACCAGAAGGATTTGAAGGTAGTAATATGTTGGTCAAAGATGCGGATTATAATGTTATATACGAAATAGAACCGATTAATATGGAACAGATTAAAAACCCACTACCTAAGGCAAATCGCATCATCTATACTGAGATACAAGAACAGGTAGAGACATGGCACAAAGATACGGTTGGTGAAATAAAATGTTTTTCTTTGCGAGATGGTATGGAAATGAGAGTGACCCACAAGGGAGAAGTGATGCCGTGTTGTATGTTTGGACATATGCGACACTATCCAAGACACAACAGTCAATATCACAAGGCACAGGTCAATCATATTCTTAAAGATAAAAAGATAGATTTAAATAAGTGGTCTTTGAAAGAAATACTAGATAGTGACCCATTCAGATGGGTATATGAAAATTGGGAAGATAAAAAATGTTTGACTTGCGTAGGTAGTTGTAACTTGAGTGAAACGCAGAAACCAATCATGCAACAAATATTTAACGGTGAGGGATTATATGGAATTGCCTAAAGCATTGTTAGTTGGGTGTGGACATGGGGTAGGTTTGGAACTATCAAAACACCTATCAAAAAACTATGAGATTACTGAAATTAGTGGCAATTGGGATACCAGAGGTATGGGTTCGGTTTATGATGTGAAAGATGATTTTGATTTGATTGTGTTCAATCAAAATGGTGGGGCGCTACCTAATAATCTTGAGGATGGAACTATAGACATAAACCAATGGAATCAAACTCTATTCACCAATCACCAGTTGCCTTACTATATTATGAATAAACAATCCAAATCCCCAAAAGTTATCATGGTTGTGACAGGATTCATCCGCGTGAATAAAGATTACCCAGAACAGTTAAAGGATTATGCTGACCAGTTTAGACTATACATTGGGTTGAAACTTATGAATGTGGAACTTATGAAAATGTTTTCCCTACACAAAGATGGCATTTATTGTTGCCTCGCACCAAGTTTTTATAAAAAGACCGTTGATGACATGGCGTCTGATATGTACAATACTATCATGGCAATTGACGAGTCATATAATAGAAAAATATTTGATGAAACTGGAACTATACAAGAAATGGAGATGCATTAATGGAAATAAATAACATACGCGGATGGATGATGGATGGTGACTATGATGCCATAGAGAAGATTTGTTCAGAGTTCCTTGACAGAGATTATGTTGAGGTATTTGAGATAGGAACCCTATATGGTAAAAGTGCTATTGCTTTTGATGACGCATTGAAAACAGTACCCCATCACATACTAACAATGGATGTGTGTAAGGGTTGGATTGGGCCTTCAGATGAGTTGATAAATGAATTAGGTTTAGATGACAACTTTAAGGCAATGCGTGACGCGAACAGAAGTACAGCAGAGGAACAGTACGATGAAGTACATAGAAATATTATGGGTAGGGACATAACCTTTATTGATGAAAAATGGGACAAAGATTATGTGTGGCCTAGACAGGATATAAAAAATCCAAGTCCCGATATAATGTTTTATGATGGTTCACATAGTTATGAAGAGACCAAAGATGTTCTCGAATATTGGCGTTCTCTTATACCTTGGCCAGGCGTGAACACATTGATTATTGACGATTACAGTATGACTGAGTGGGCTGGGTTACAGAAAGCAGTCGATGAGTTTATGACTAAAGATGGGTGGGAGATGACTACTTACCCAGAATCAAAAATGGTATCAATAAATGTTAAGGATAAACAATGATAGTTGATTTTCACGGTTACGAATTGGAGTGCGATGAAACGGTATTCAGACCCACTACTATAAGCGAACTAACAGCACCCAAAATACCAGTAAAAGGTAAAAGGGTTTTAGACCTTGGATGTGGTGTTGGCCCATTATCGATATACTTTGCAAAACATGGTGCTGAGTATGTCGCTGCTACAGATGTGTATGACAAACACATAGAGTATACAAAGAAGAACGCGCTGAGACATGGTGTCGATATTGATGTATACCAGAGTGATATATTTGAAAACATTGAAGGTAAATTTGATATCATATGTTGTGATGTATCTGGTGTAGATAGAAGAGTCGCCGAGATGACAGGGTGGTTTCCAGAGGGAGTGCCCACAGCAGATACTACAGGTTCAGATTTAATCTGTGAGGCAATTAAATACTCGCCAGAATACTTGAATGAGGGTGGGGAGTTGTACATATGCACAACATCATGGTCAGACTTACAAAAGATACAATTGATGATGATATTTACGCCACTCATGACTCAAGGAGAGATTATATTCTCACAGGAGATTCCCTTTTCAAGACGATTGATGGCAAACTTGGATAACTTAGACCCCAAACGAGGGGCAATACCTACTACAGAACAATATTTTTATACAAAACAAGGCGATAGTTACACCAAGGATGGTGATGATTATAGATGGAAGTTTAATCTATGGCGAATGGCAAGACTCTGAAGAAACTAGTTACCATATGGTTGATATTTTTGGGGATAGTCATGTTGCCTATCTTACCACTTATACCATACTCTAACTGCTGGTATTACTCATTCAAGAGATACATATTAGAGGGATGTAAGGGTAAAATTATTCCAGTTGCCAGTAGGCGGTGGAGAGGATACCATTGTGTTTATCAAGATGCAGAAGGACAGTTGTGGGAATACACAATGAAGAAAATGCCAAGACAAATGCCTTGGTGGAGAATGTTTATTTACAGGGGAATAGAAAGGAGATATCGTGGGAAGATTTAGTGCGTGGTTATATGAAAAGATGGAACCCTACAGAGAATGGCAAGATACTCTGCCTTTCTGGAAACGATTACTGGTTGAGGTTATTGGAATCATAGTAGTAACATCACCATTTATTTTTATTATATGGTGGTTAACTGGGGAGGTATGGATATTCCTACCTAGTGCTTGATATGATGAGTTATGAAGAGTTTTTAACAAATGAGGCATTTCCCGTAGTCAAAGACAAAACTGTCTTGGAAATTGCTGCTTTGAATGATAAGATTACAAATTGGATTAAAAATGCTGGTGCGAGTAGTGTGGAAACAGTAGACCCATTTGGTAAAGCCACTTTCAGAGGTACTGCCAACGATTACTACAACCAAAAGAAAACCGCCCATAGGAAATTTGATGTAGTAATATGTATGGGATTATTATATCACTTACATAGTCCTTGGCATTTATTGGAACAAATTATCAATTATACGCAACCAGATATATTGATAATTGAGACAGGCCCCTGTAAGATGTATGGAAGGATAGACAAAGCCGATGGTGTTCATGAAGAACTATATTCCACACTTGGTAACGCATGGCCAGATAAAGATATTAAACATCCTATAAGGATAAACATCACCAGCAGGATGGAAGACCTTATAAAAGGTATAGAGACAACGCCCATGAAGTTAAAAAGATATTGGCAATATCCAGAAATGGATTTAATGGTTAAAGATTTTGATAGTAATAATAAAGACAACATGTGGTTAGGAGTATTTAATCGTGAAGAATAAAAAGAAAGTAATAAATTACAACAACAAGAAACCAACAATCAAGACTGTACCCAGAGAAGAAGCATGGGACAGATTATGGGGTTCTGAAAAGACCATAAATAGTAATTCCACAAGTGAGGAATTACCAGATGGTTATGAATGGAACGAAAAGAAAACGAAAATCATCCCGAAAGAAAGTACCGAAGATACATAGAGTTTATTGTACTTACTTTCCAGATGGGAGATACTACATAGGTTACTCATGCAAGCCTGAGAAGTTGTATGAAAAATATTATGGTAGTTCTAAGATAGTCAAAGAGTACGAGGGTGAACTGAGTAAAGAGACTATTGCAGAATTTGACCAAAGGGCGCCTGCCAAGATACAGGAATTTCTGTTACAATGGCAACAACGCAAAGACCCGAATTGTTTGAACGATATGATACATATAAGATTACGAATGAGTTACTTGAAGTCTTTTGAGCCCGTAGAATGGAGACCTAAATGGGACTGTTAATAGGACTATTATTCTCAGCACTCGCAGTATCGGCAGTTGCCGCTTACTTTTCGATTGTTGGGTTGATGGCAATTTTTAGTGGACTACCACAGTCTATATTTGCCATGGGTATTGTGCTGGAGATTGCAAAACTGGTGACTGCCTCATGGGTGTACCAGTATTGGAAGAAGACTTCTTTTCTAATGAAAAGTTATATGGTGTCTGCTGTAATTATATTGTCAGTCATTACATCCATAGGTATATTTGGATTCCTATCCAAGGCACATCTAGACCAATCCGCAACCACAGGTGACGCGGTGGCACAAGTAGAAAGAATAGAAGACCTTATAGAACGAGAGACCCTAAGAATTACCACAGCAGAGGAACAGATAACCAGAGTAGAATCTGGTGGTTCTTTAGATGTCACGGAGAGTATCAAACAACAGGAAGAGATACGAGACACAGCGTGGGACAGAATACAGGATGATGTACAATATGCAGAGAATCAGATTGGAAAGATACGAGAGGGACTAGAGTCAGATTTAAGTAAGAAACAATCGGAGTTAGATGCCCTTGATGCCATAGTGAAGTCATACACAGACCAAGGGACAACCACACAGGACGCAGGCGCATTTCAACGAGACATAGTAGTTGATAATGTAGCGAAGGGTAGAGAAGTACGCGAGGAACAGAAACCAGAGAGAGACAGGATTGCTCTGGAGATGGGTGAACTGAGGGGATACGCGGAGACCCAGATTGCTGGGTATCGTAACCAGATAAAAGATTATAGAAGTTCTGTACAGGACACCATCGATGGTGCTAACAGAGAGATAAACAAATTACGAGAACAGGGTGCTGATGACCAAGCATCCAGAGATGAACAAATTGACACTATACAAGGAAGAATTGATAGTGCATACGAAAAGATTGATGATTACAATGTTGAGTTGTTTGATAAACAATCTATCGTAAGGGATATAGAAAAAGAAGTTGGCCCGATTAAATATGTTGCCCAGTTGCTCTATGGTAACAGCGGTGCTGGTGCGGTGGATAACGCCGTCACACTTCTTATTTTATTACTAGTGTTTGTATTTGACCCATTGGCGATTGTGTTAGTACTTGCTGCCAACCTTAGTTTTAAGGAAAGGCAAGGAGAACTCATAACACCAATGTCAGTTGATGAAACAGTAGTTGAAGAGCAAATAATCCCAGAGGTGGAACCAACAGGAATGCCTACCGATGATATACCAGAGATGGATGATTGGGTTAAGGCCAAGTATGGTACTAGTTCTGGAATGGAAAACCTTTCCGATACCGATAAAAAGAAATTGGAATGGTTAATTGATAAGAAAAAATCACAGGAGTAAAGTGAAAAATATAGTAATGATTGCATTGGCGATGCTTAGTCTCGGCGCCTATGCAGATGTAGAAGAGACTATCGTGGTCGGTTCCAAAGTATATAATGGATATGGTGACCCAACCTATGACAATAACCTTTTAGAAAGTATTGATTACACTAAAAGATATATTGCTGGTGGTATGGGTGGATTTCATGGTATACAATTAAATGGTACTGATACAAAACATACCGCAGTATATAAAAACGGTGTGCCTGTCAATGACCCCAGTTCTGGGTGGTACGACTTTGGTAACGATTTACCAGCATTTCAAAACATAAAACTAATATCTGGGCCCAATAGTGTTCAATTTGGTAGTGGTTCTATGGCGGGTGCTGTTCTCATAGAAGATAACTTTGAAAGAAGTGTGTCCGCTAGATTTGGTGAACACGAGTCTTCATTAGTTGCTAGTTACGAGTGGTATCCAGAGGCACAGGAAATAGGTGTACAGGTTGCTCACTATAATGGCACTACTGGTTCTGTTATGACATATAATAATGAGTTGGATTGGTATGAAAACACCACAGTAAAGTTTGCCTACGCGAATGAGTATGGCAAAATAAATCTGGAGAGTATAAACTATGATTCTGATTATGACCAATGCTGGTGGATGTTGCCACCTAGTGAGTGGGAAGATTGGATGTGCGATGCTAAAGGTAAGAAAGATACTATATCAATAAGAAATCAGTATATAGTGTTAGGACATACCACAAACAAAGCGGAACACAATACTGGATACCAGATGGAATCAGAAAGAACTTATGGTGATTTCATTGTATATAATGACTACGGACATGTGCTAGGAGTAACAGCACAGAATGAGCAATACGAGGAAAGAGAAAGAGATTCATATTCAGCCTACTGGACTTGGCAAAATGATTTCATTGGGATTGGATATAAATTTCTTGAAGGTACTGCCCCATCAGCCGAACAACATATAGTTAGAATTGGTGTGGATTGGAAAGATGCAAGATTCTCAATCGCCAATAGTTACAGACTGCCTAATTTGTATGAACAGTTTGGTGATGGATGGGTGGCACCAAACCCATCACTACAACCAGAGGAAGGTATTGGCACAGAATTTGGATACAAGGATGTGTCCATTTACTACTATGAATTCGATGAGGGCATCGATTTTGACTATAATAGGTATCAATATGTCAATTCTGGTGAATATTCCACGCATGGAATCCGCTATCAAGACCAAATTTTGCTTGACAATGGGTCTCTTTTCGTGTATACTGAGTACACAGAAACAGATAAAATTAGAGTACCTAGATATAAGACTAAGATAAGTTACTGGACATCTGGACAGGTTGGTGGTATCCAATGGGATACCGCTTTGGAGTATCTAGGAGAATTTAAGAAGGGATTAGACTTTGACGCATCACCAATTGATGATATTAGTGTTGTCAACTTTAAGTTTGGTGTATACGCTACACCTAATCTCTATATAATGTTAGATATTGAAGATATCTTTGATAATCATTTTGAGGTGATACCAAATTATGCTGCTGGTGGAAGAACAGTTAGACTCACATTCGACAGAATCTTATAAGGTAGATTACATGCCAAAACTTCTTACAAATGGATGTTCGATTACCCTTGGCGCTGAGTTAGGGGAAGAAACCAGAAAGTATTGGCACAAAAGTAGTGGCGAAGAAGGTATCGAGTATCAACATTGCGACACAGATTATAGACACCGCGAAAGGTGGTCTACTAAACTTGCTGACAAGTTGGATATGGAACCAAGGAACCTTGCTAGGGGTGGTGGTTCTAATTGGCGTACATGGAGAACAACACAAGACTATTTACTAGAGAATACTGTATCTCTCGCGGTCATACAGATGACTGAACCCAGCAGATTCCAGATACCTATAAGTTTAGACTTCATAAAGAAATGGAATCCAACAAAGGTAACACCCACCTTTGAAGATTGGGCTACTGGTGGGATATATGCTCCAGATGCAGATTTGGGTGGCAGATATGAAGAATACAGTCATTGGAATTTTGGCGAACAACGCCAATTAATGAGTTATATGATGGGAGACATACATGAAAGTCACTATAAGAATATGTCAGAAGAGATTACAGGATTCTTTTTAATCAATGACCAGATACAAAACTTCTTTGACTATCTGAGACAAATTTTATATTTGCACAATATGTTTGTATATTACAATATACCACATTTGATTGTTGATATGTTGGAAGGCATGACAGTTTGTTCATTAATAAAAGAAGAGTTGGAAAAAATAACAGAGTTGCCTGAAAATGTAATGTTACTGAAGTTTCAACAAAACAAATGGGAATTACAAGAAACTACAGGTGCATTTGACAAGGAGATAGGCGAACATTATGTGACATGGTTTAAATATGTAAAGAAATCTCAAATGAGTAAGAAGTTTAACAAATTATATAATGCGGTGATAAGTTTGAAAGAATTTGATGGTCACCCATATAGGAATTACTTTTCAAAGGTGACTAGAAACTCACCACAGAGGAGTAACGACATGTACATTGGTGAAATGCCAGGCGGTCATCCCAATGAACAATGTCATACAATATTCGCAGAGCGGATGTACAATGAAATCATGAATAGGAGTATATTATGAGTAAATTGAATAGAGAACAACTAGTTGAAATGCTAGTAGATGGGAAAGCAATCATTTCCTATACCAAGAAGGACGGCACGGCAAGAGATGTACATGCTACATTGATTCCGAGTATGATTCCAGAGGTAACTAACCCATCGCCAGTTAAGGAGTCTCATTTGACTGTTTTCGACACAGAGAAACAGCAATGGAGAACTTTATTGGTTGACCAAATAGGAAATATTGCTACTTTAGCGTAAAAAACGCTTGACACTTGGACTACACTTGTGTTATCATATATAGCTGATACACAAGGAGTCCAATAATGGCAAAAATAACAAAGGACGATTTTCGTCCAGACAAACCGAAGCGTAGGAGAAGAAAACCTATGACTGAGGAACAAAAGGCGGCAGCTGCTGAAAGGTTAGCGAAGGCGCGAGAGATAAGGGCAAAGAAGAATCCGCCCCAACTGAAGGGTGTGCATCCAGATGTTCTGGCAATACCAGAAGAGGATACATTCTCTTACAAGAATGTTAAGGGGTGGATTAAAGCGAATAAAGAAAAGTTGCCTGAACTCAATCGACAGGCAAGGGCGAATGTAAAAGGTGCAATTGCACAGCGTGAGTCCATATCTTCCTATGTTCGTTCTATGGAAAACTATTTAAAGAGTAGTACATGGACGGACATGTTCGCTGGTGAGAACCAAGAAAGGAAGGTAACCTTTAGGAGTATCGCCCACGCCTATGATAGTGACGGAAACATAAAACGCCAACAAGGTGTGTTTTATGATGACCTTGGTTTTGTCTGGAAGGGGGAAGAGTCCGAAGATGATTATAGTTGATTATAACCAAATTAGTATTAGCAATCTCATGGCGGAACTCAATGGTTCCAAAGATTCAGATATTAACATAGACTTGGTTCGCCATATGATACTCAATACCTTGCGAAGTTTTAAGACTAGGTGGGGTGATGAATACGGTGACTTAGTGATTGCCTGTGACAACAGAAGATATTGGAGAAGACAAGTATTTCCACAATACAAGGCGAGTAGAAAGAAAACACGCGAAGATAGTGGATATGATTGGTCATCTATATTTGAAGGGTTGTCTCTAGTTAAACACGAGTTACAACAACATATGCCGTATCCAGTTATCGATGTGGATGGTGCCGAGGCAGATGATGTAATTGGTACATTGGCAGAGTGGAGTCAAGAAAACGACTTGGTAGAGGAAGGTTTATTTGAATCGCCTAGACCATTGTTGATTATATCTGGTGACCACGATTTCCAACAGTTGCAGAAATTTCCGAATGTTGTACAGTACTCGCCACTCAAGAAAAGATTCGTGACAATAAAGGAATCGGCAGAGGCCATATTACGCGAACACATTATACGAGGTGACAAGGGAGATGGTGTCCCTAATATTCTTAGTGAGGATGATTCCTTTGTTGAGGGTATAAGACAGAGACCAATACGAAAAACACTAGTCGCTGAGTGGAAAAGTAAAAAACCAGAGGAATGGGTTACTGGTGAAATGGCGGCAGGGTATATCCGAAATAAAACTATGGTGGATTTATCGCAAACGCCCGAAGAAATCAAGGAACAGATTGTGTTCCAGTATACAAAGCAGTTGAATAAGTCATCTGAGGACATGTATAAATACTTCATGAACTTTAGTCTTGACAGACTTATTGAAGTGATTGATGAATTTTAATGAGGTAAAATATGAGAAAATTTAGACAAATGAATGAAGGTTTCGACTATGTATTTGAAGGAGAAAACCTTGGCGAACAAGTTACTCGCCTAAAAGAGTGGGGTAAAACTAATCAGACATTGGTGCCAATAGTACGAATTGGTGTTGGTGCTGAGAAACCAGATTGGGGATTACCAGAAGGTATGCCTGAGACCACTAAAATAGAAGAGGATACGCCAGACGGATTAGGTGCAACATCTATCCAAATGGAGTGGCGTAGAATCCAACAGTTTACAGACCCACAATCCAACATGAAAAATCTACCAACTTGGAAACAAGAGATGAATTGGTTACAGATTCTTGAGGGTGTACATCCCAACGAAGCGAAAATACTAACCGCTGTGAAGGATGGCAACTTACTTGGACTGTACCCGAAGTTAGAAAATCTCATGGAACCATTGGGGATTACTGAGTACAACAAACCCAAAA